ATGTCACTCGATCAGGAGGCATGGGCCGAGATCGCGCGTCTTTGGCTGGACGGAAACGAGCCGCTTGGGCGTATCGCTGAGCGGTTTGCAATCACTCACCAGAAAATCACGGCACGTGCCCGCACGGAGCAGTGGCCGGCGCGGCGGGGCGCCATGCGAAACAAAAACCCGTCCCGTAACCAGGCGATGGCGGGCAAAGGCCATCGCGGCGCCGCAAGAGGCGTCGACGACGCCGAACAACCAGCGGGCGGCCTCGTGCGGTGTGGCAGGGGTGCGGCAGCGGCGAAGGGGGCGGGTCGGACGCGGGATCGTGCCGGTGCGCGAAAAGCGATGGTCGAAAGGTTGTTTGACGCCATGGATACCAAATTGAGCGCCATCGAGGAGCGGATCGCCTCAGGTGGTGATGCGACGCCAGCCGACAGTGAGCGTACAACGCGTGCGCTTAATACGCTGGTGCGCGGCCTTGAGAAACTGTCCGACTACGAAGGTAAGCTTTCCAACAAAGCGGAACGCAACGATGGCAATAAGCGCCAGGCATCAGACGATCCGGAGCGCCGGCGCCAAGAGCTTGCGCGACGCATTGAGCGGTTGCTCAAGCGCCGATGAACTGCGTGGGATCAGCTTGCGTGCTTGGGCCTGCGTGGCGCGGTTCATCACGAAATGTGCGTTGCCGCGGTAGCCGGCCTTGACCGCATAGGCGAGGTCGATCAGCACGTCGCCGGCGTCGCTCACAGGAAACGATCCCGCAACACCGGTCGCGATCGTACCGAGGTTGCCCCAGGACCAACTGGCGTTGGCAACCGTCGGGTAGGTGAGAAACCCCCTCGGCTTGTTGACGCCATCACCGGATACGAATGCCGTGCCTTCCTGCTCGGCAAAGGCGATCCGCACCTCCTCAGCCAGCCATTCGTCGATATTGACGGCGCTGTCCTCGAGCAGACTCGCCGTCGCCGCTGGCATTGCATAGAGCTCCATCGTTGGGAATGAAAGCTCTGAAAGCGTCGGCGTCGCCGTCTCCGCGCGCGCCGCTGTTTCGCCAACCCAGCCGGTATCGAGACCGGAGATGGCGAACGGGCGTTTGTAGACAGAGCCCGAAACCTGTCTGACACCTGCGATCGCGCGGATCGGCGAGATGTCCTTGAGCGCCCGATTGATCGTCGTCTCTGTCTCGTCGGGAACCAGGTAGCCGCCATCAGGATCGGACCCCACTGACAGCGCTTTGCCTTCGAGCGCCTTCAACCCACCGGCCTCGCCGCCGCGCACATATGCGTCGAACGCCGACTTGTGCTGCGTTGACACGGCGATACGCGGAGCGCCGCCACCGACCGGAAGACGCTGTTGTTTCAAGCTGAGTTGATCGAGCGCCTTGTCGATGCGGTTGAGTTTCTCATTCGTCAGCATATCCGCTGAGGAACGTTTTTCGATCTCATCCAGTCGCCTGTCGTTCGTCTCCTTGAAATCCTCGAACGCGCGCATGAACTCGTCGAACGCCGCGGCCACGTCGCCGCCCGCCGACTTCGTTTCGAAATCCATCTTGTCCGTCATGTCAATTTGCCTTGTCTTGCCTGTGTTGAATCTGTGCTTTCGGCGAGCCGTTGCGCCGCGTCCCGCATGCGCTCGGCCAACCGTGCGGCCTCGCTTCCACCCAGACTCGCTTCCCGCAGAGACTGGAAACCTTTCAACCCATCGCGCATGAGCGCGCGTGCTTCAGAGCGCGTCAGACCTGCGTCCCGCGTCAGCCACCTTTCGAAGATGCGTGCCGTTGGCACACCACTCGCAAACGGGTACGACTTGATGCGCGACACGCGCGCGTCCGGAAGCATCGGAAACGTGACGACAGAGATTTCCCAAAGGTCGATCTTCTCCAGCCGGCGCACGCCGCTTTTTCTATCGCGTTTGGCCTTGAGCGCTTTGAAGCCGATGGAAAGCCCATCGAGTGCGCCCGCCTTCATCAGCGACATCACCTCGCGCGCTTTGGCGACGTCCGCCATGAGCCGGCCACGCGCATAAAGCCCCTTTGCATCTTCCTGGATTTGATCCCAGACACCGATCGGCTGCGCTGGATCGTGCTGGAACAGCATACGCACGCCGCGCACGCCGCGTTGCGCCAGACTTTCGGCAAACGCACCACGCACCACTACGTCTCGTCCGAGATCCTCGCGGCCAAACAGGCTTGCATAACCTTCGAATGTGCCATCCGCCCCGACCCCCTTCAAATCAAGCGGGATGAACTTCGCCTCTGCGCCCTCGAGTACGCGCGCGTCATCACGATCTGCCATCGGCAAACCCCTCACTGCTTCGTTGAAACTGGGATTTCAGCGCCCGTGGCTGTTGGAACTGACCGCCAACATGCCTTTGGTCGACGAATTCGGCGCCGGGGAACTCACTTCGTCGGCCGCAACCGCGGCCGGGCCATAGCCTGCTGCTGCGCGCTTCTCGTCAACCGTCAGGAAGTCCGCTTTCTCCAGGCGCTCCCAGAGCTGGTCACGCTCGGAGGACAGCGCCTCGATGGCGTCGAGGTCAGGTTTGAGCTCGATCCCACCGCCCCAAGCCGGTGACAGCCATGCAGACATGGCCTTCGCGGTGCGAACCACCAGCGGCAGAACCGATTGCCGCCAGAACGAGCGGGACGCCTCTTGATAGTTCGAATAAGTGTTATCGCCGGGAATACCAAGCAGCATGGGCGGCACACCAAGCGCCAGCGCAATCTCGCGCGCCGCCGCGTTCTTCGCCTCCACGAAGTCCATCTCCTTCGGGCTCAGACTGAGCTGCTTCCAGTCGAGGCCACCTTCGAGAAGCATCGGCCGCCCGGCGAAGGATGGTGACGGGACATAGGCGGCGGCGTGCAGGACTTCGATGCGATCAAGCTGCTGAAGTTCGGTGCGTGATCCCGTGAGGCTTCAGTGCGCTCTGTCGCAAGCAGGGAGCTGGTGCGCGCGCTGAGCAACCAATCCGCGCGGTTTCTCCTCCCGACTGTGCGGAACCTGCGAGGCCGTCTTATCCCCGGGGCGGCCTCGCTTCTTATCATGTGCTTATGGAATGCAGCCTGTTTGCCTGGAGGTGCCGTTCGATGGGACTTGTGCAATTGAGTGGACCGGAAGCGGAACCGCTATCGCTCGATGAGATCAAGGCGCATCTTCGCGTCGACGGCATGTCCGAGGATGCGCTCCTGCAAAGCCTTGTGCTGACGTCGCGGCTGCATATCGAGGCGGCGCTCGGCCTGGCGTTGATCACGCAGAGCTGGAAGCTCGTACGCGATGTGTGGCCCGATGACGGCGTGGTCAATTTACCGCTTGCCCCGGTGCGGCTCATCAGCGATGTGCGTGTCATCGGCAGGGACGGATCGGTCCAGTCTCTGGACAGCAACGATTATGCTCTTGATTCCAGCGGCCGACCGGCGCGCCTCTACAGGCGGCGCAATGCTTGGCCGGTGCCGGGGCGGAGGCATGCGGGGATCGAAATCGACTTTACGGCAGGTTTCGGACCCAGTGCCAATGATGTGCCTGAGCCGGTGCGCCAAGCGCTCCTGCTGCTGGTCGCGCATTGGTACGAACATCGCGACCCAATCGAGATCGGTATGCCGTCCACAGCGGTACCGCACGCAGTATCGCGACTTCTCAATCCCTATCGCGCGGTGCGCCTGTGACGGAGCTGCGCATCGGCGACCTTCGGCACCGGCTCGTGCTCGAGCAGGCGGTGCGCCAGGATGACGGCAGCGGCGGCGCCGAAGAGTCTTGGGAGACGGTTGAGGAACTGTGGGCAGCTCTGCGGCCATTGAGCGGACAGGAGCGTGACGCATCGGATCAGATCGCAGCGCGTGTCTCACACGAGATCTGGGTGCGATACCGAGCCGGTGTGAAGCCGGAAATGCGGTTTCGCATCGGTTCGCGGGTTTTCGAGGTGCGCGCGGTGATCGACGCAGGCGAACGGCGGCGGTTTCTGAAGTGTTTGGCAGAGGAGCGCGATCTTTGAAGGTGAACGTGGAGGTCGTGAGAGATCGATACCGCGGGCCGCGGCGGCTCGTGGAACGGATGGCGGTTCGTGTGAGCCAACGAATTTCAGATGAGGCGTGCCGCCGCACTGCCGACGAGGCTTCTGCTCACGTAACCGGAGCGGATGTCTATGCGGATGCCGCAATGCGTGACGGCATTGGTTCAGTCGGCTCCGACTGACAATCGCAAAGAGGTTTCAAATGTCGAGCCCGGGATTGGAATTGCAGAAGGCCATCTATCTGAAACTGCGCAACGACGTGCCGCTTGTCACTCTGTTGGGCGGTGCGAAGATCTATGACGATACGCCGCAAAGGACGGAGTTTCCCTACGTCACATTCGGTCGCAGCGTCATGCGCGACTGGTCAACGGGGACTGACAAAGGTCACGAGCATATCGTTACGCTGCACGTGTGGTCGCGCGCGGCAGGACGCAGGCAGGTTCATGAGATCATAAGCGCGATCGAGGCGGCTCTGCATGACCAGCCCCTGTCAATGGCGGATTTCAGGATCGTCAATCTGCGTCACGAAAATTCGGACGCGCGGCGCGATCCTGACGGCGAGACCTACCACGGGGCTGTGCGCTATCGCGCGACAACCGAGCCGCAATGAACAGGGTGCTGTTCCTTGCCAATTGTAACTGGCTTGCAGTGGCCGGGGGCGGCATCCGTGGGACTGACAGATTTCTATTGGCCGGATCTCACGGCCGTAGTTGCAAGGAGTTGACGAAGGATGGCAGCGCAGAAAGGTAAGGACCTCCTCCTAAAGGTCGATAGTGATGGACTTGGCACATTCGTGACGATTGCCGGGCTCAGGTCGCGGTCACTGGCCTTCAATGCAGAGACTGTCGATGTCACGCATGCGGAGTCGGCTGGACATTGGCGCGAGCTGCTCCAAGGATCTGGCGTCAAATCCGCGCGTGTGACCGGAGCGGGGATCTTCAAGGACGCCACCTCGGACGAGATCGTTCGTGGGCTCTTCTTCGACGGCGCGATCCGCGCATGGCAAATCGTGGTTCCCGACTTCGGCGCAGTAACGGGCTCCATGCAGGTGACCTCGCTTGAGCTGACGGGGCGGCATGATGGTGAAGTCACGTTTGAGTTGGCGCTCGAGAGTGCCGGAGAACTGACGTTCGCGGCCAACTGAAAGAGGAAGCTCGCTCATGGCAAACCATCGGCGTGGAGAGATCGATGCGGTGCTGGACGGTCGCGCCTATCGGTTGTGCCTGACGCTCGGAGCGCTCGCGGAACTGGAAAACGCATTTGGAGAAGAGGACATGCTGGCATTGGCGGGGCGGTTCGAGAGCGGACGCATATCGGCCAAGGATGCCTGCCGTATCGTTGGGGCGGGCCTGCGTGGCGCTGGGCACGAGGTCAGCGATGCTGATGTTGGACGGATGCAGGCGGAAGGCGGGCTCGCCGGCTTCATCGATATCGTAGCGAGGCTGCTCGGTGCGACATTTGCCGGTGACGAACAGGCTGCGCAGGTGGGATCCGGTCGTGCAGCACGTTCGCGCGCCGGGGACGCCGTGGAGCGCCCTTTCCCTGGGACGACGTGATGGCCGTGGGGCTCGGGCTCCTGCGGCTTGAACCGAAGGCATTCTGGGCCATGACACCGCGGGAGTTGGAGGCAGCTCTGCGAGGCCTGTTCGGGCCCAGGGGCAGCGATGGACCGCCATCGCGCGGCGATCTTGCAAGAATGATGGTTGAATTTCCGGATCGACATGGTGCGCAATGAACGAGTTCAATGAACAGGGCGAGGAATGGGTCGTACGTGTATCAGCGGATACGACACCATTGCGGCGAGGCCTCGCCGATGCCGAGTATATGGGGCGAAGATTCGGCTCATCCCTATCGCGCGCGTTCGAGGGTCTCGCGATCCAGGGCAAAAGTCTTGGAGATGTCCTCAGGTCGCTTGCGCTCAATCTTTCCAACCTAGTGCTCAAGGCAGCCTTGCGCCCATTAGAGGCGGGGCTCGGGAATTTGTTTTCCGGGTTGGTTGGCGGGGCATTCGGCTTTGCAAAAGGCGGCACATTTAACAACGGTCTACCGGTTCCGTTTGCAAGCGGTGGTGTGATTCAGTCGCCGATTACGTTTCCGCTCGGGCAGGGACGGATGGGCATCGCCGGCGAACGCGGTGCTGAGGCAATCATGCCATTGGCACGTGGCAGTGACGGTCGCCTGGGTGTGATTTCGCAAGGTGCAGACGGCGGTGGCATGAACGTTACAGTCAACATCACGACACCCGACGTGGATGGCTTTCGTCGCTCGGAGAGTCAGGTAGCGGCGATGCTGGCGCGGGCGGTTTCCTTCGGTCAACGCAACCTATGACGACAGTAACATGGCAATAGGCTGCGAGGTGAGGTCATGAGCTTTCACGATGTGCGCTTTCCAACCGATATATCGCGACAGTCGCAGGGCGGGCCGGAGCGGCGGACGGATATTGTCGTGCTGGGTTCTGGGCACGAGGAGCGGAATGCACGTTGGGCGGACTCGCGCCGCAGCTACAACGCAGGCTATGGCGTGAAGTCGCTCGACGATCTGCATGCAGTGATTGCGTTTTTCGAGGAGCGGCGCGGACGGCTTCACGGGTTCAGGTGGCGCGATGCAAGCGACTGGAAGTCCTGCCTGCCAGAGGGAACGCCGACGGCGCTCGATCAGCAGATCGGTGTGGGTGACGGGCTGGCACGCGCGTTCCAGCTTGTGAAGACGTATGGTAGTGCGTTTGCGCCATGGCGACGCTCAATCACCAAACTGGTCGCAGGCAGCGTCGTTGTCGCCATCGACGGAGTGGCCAAGAGCGAGGGGTCGGATTTCGAAGTCGATGGGGTAATGGGCGTCGTGACTTTTGCACTCAGCGAAACACCGCCTGCGGGTGCGGTCATAACAGCTGGCTATGCCTTCGACGTCCCGGTCCGATTTGATACCGATCGACTTGAAGTCAATCTCCAGGGCTTTCGGCATGGTGCGATCCCCAACATTCCAGTGATTGAGATACGCATATGAAATTTCTTGGACCCGAGCTGGAAGCGCACGTCGCGTCCGGCATAACGACTCTTTGCTGGTGCTGGCGGCTGACGCGGCGCGATGGCATGGCGATGGGTTTCACCGATCATGACCGCGACGTTTCCTTCGGTGGCACCGTGTTCGAGGCGGCGGCTGGTTTCAGCGCCAGTGAGATCAACGATGCTGTGGGCTTGGCCGTTGATAATCTCGAGGTGACCAGTGCGCTGTCGTCCGACCGACTGTCTGAGGCGGATCTGGCGGCAGGGCTTTACGACGATGCGCGCGTTGAGATTTTTCGCGTCAACTGGGAGGCTCCCGAACAACGTGTGCTGATGCGCCGGGGCAGCATGGGGGAGGTGAGGCGCGCGGGTTTGACGTTTGCAGCAGAGGTTCGCGGACTTGCGCACTACCTTCAGCAGCCTCAGGGGCGTCTGTTTCAGTACACCTGCGACGCCGACCTGGGCGACGCGCGCTGCGGTGTGAATGTGTCGAAGCCGGCTTACAGGGCGAGCAGCTCTTTGCTTGCGATTTCTGACTTGCGCAGCTTCACGGTCGACGGGCTTGGAAGCTACGCCAATGACTGGTTCACGCGCGGGCTCATCGAGTTCACGTCTGGGCCGGCGACCGGGCAGCGTGTGGAAATCAAGCGGCATACGAATATAGGGGAGGTGGTCGAGCTCGAACTGTGGCAGGCGGCGCGCGGGCCGCTCACTCTGGGACAGACCATTCTCGTGACGGCTGGCTGTGACAAGCATCTCACCACGTGTCGCGATAGGTTCGCGAATGCCGTCAATTACCGCGGCTTCCCGCACATGCCCGGCAATGATTTCGTAACCGGCTACTTCCGTTCGGGGCGCTGACGAGGTGGGAAACCAAACGTGCGCGCTTTGCACAAGGGCGCCAAGGCGTGATGAGATCGTGCACTGTGCACGCATGTGGATCGGAACACCTTATCATCATCAGGCGTCATGCGTGGGTGTCGGGGCGGACTGCTTGGGCGTTGTGCGAGGCGTGTACCGCTCTTTGTATGGCCGGGACGCTGAAAGACCGCCAGCCTATACGCCTGACTGGGGTGAGGCAGAAGGCAAGGAAGATCTGTTGGCAGCGGCACGACGCACCTTATGCGAGCGTGATGTCATGGTTGCGCGACCCGGCGATGTCCTGGTCTTTCGCATGTGTCGTGGTGCGCTCGCAAAGCATACCGGAATTCTGACCTCTGCCTTGACGATGGTGCATGCCGTGGAGCGCACCGGCGTTATCGAAGTACCCTTTGCGCATTGGTGGCGCAGGCGGTTGGTAGGTGTCTTCTGTTTTCCTGGAATCGAGGACTGATGGCGACGTTGGCATTAGCGGCAGTTGGCTCCGCCGTTGGCGGTGCGCTGTTGCCCGGAAGCATGACGCTGTTTGGTGCGACGCTCAGCGGGGCAGTGCTTGGAGCGCAAGTCGGTGCGCTCGCCGGCTCCTATGTAGATCAGAAGCTGCTTGGATCCATGGGTGGCGGACAGTCCGTCAAGGGTCCAAGGCTCAATGACCTCCATATCACGGCATCGACGGAGGGTGCTCCGGTGCCGCGAATTTATGGCCGGGCGCGCGTGGGTGGGCAGTTGATCTGGGCGGACGAGATCGAAGAGGTTGCCAAGAAGCAGTCAGCCGGCGGGAGTGGCAAGGGCGGTTTCGGCGGAGGCGGCGCGAAGATCACGACATACACCTACCATGCGAGCTTCGCGGTTGCGGTGTGTGAAGGCATGATCAATCGTATCGGCCGCATCTGGGCCGACGGCAAGGAACTCGACCTGTCGGGCATCGTGTACCGGGTACACAAGGGCAATGAAACCCAGTTTCCCGATGATCTCATCTTGAGCAGGCTCGGCACCGAAAGTGCACCCGCGTTTCGTGGCGTTGCCTACATCGTCTTTGAGCGGATTTCGCTGGAGCAGTTCGGCAACCGAATACCGCAGTTGTCATTCGAGGTGTTCCGCGACGTCGACGATTTTGCCCTCGACGTGCGCGGCGTCGTCATGATTCCAGGGTCGGGCGAATTCGTTTATGCGACTGAGCCGGTCTCACGTGGACTTATGGGCGGCACGTCGCATTCGGAGAATGTCCACACACGCCTCGGGGGCAGCGACTGGATGGTTTCGCTTGATCAACTCGAGGATAGCCTACCGCAGGCGAGGAGCGTTTCGCTCGTAACGAGCTGGTTCGGGACGGACCTTCGGGCACAGCACTGCGAGATACGTCCTGGCGTCGATACCGCGACCAAGGCGACAACACCGTTGAGTTGGAGTGTAGCAGGCCTTACGCGGGCCAACGCATATCTCGTCAGCGAGAAAGATGGGCGGGCGGCATATGGGGGAACGCCATCCGATCAGACTGTCGTGGCTGCGATCCAAGATTTGAAATCGCGTGGTATGGCCGTCACGCTGACGCCGTTTCTACTGATGGACGTGCCTGACGATAACGCATTGACCAGTCCGTATGACGGCTCGGCGAAACAGCCAGCCTATCCCTGGCGCGGCCGCATCACGTGCGATCCCGCGCCAGGTGTGGCCGGTAGCGTTGACAAGACGGCCGCGGCTTCTTCGCAGATCGTGAGTTTCGTCGGCACAGCGGTTCCGGGTGATTTTTCGATCAGCGGAACAGCGGTCGTCTATAGCGGGCCTGCCGAATGGAGCTTCCGTCGCATGATTCTGCACTATGCGACGCTTGCGAAGGCTGCGGGCGGTGTTGATGCCTTCGTTATCGGAACCGAATTGCGCGGGTTGACGCAGGTGCGCGATGATGCGTCCAGATTCCCGTTCGTTGATGCATTGGTTGCACTCGCTCAGGATGTAAAGAGTGTGCTCGGTCCGGCAACCAAGGTGACGTATGCGGCGGACTGGTCGGAATACTTCGGCTATCATCCGACGGATGGGAGCGGAGACGTCTATTTCCATCTGGATACGCTCTGGTCATCGCCTTCGATCGATGCGATCGGCATCGACCTATACTGGCCGCTGGCCGATTGGCGCGACGGTCGCAGCCATCGTGACTATATCGCCGGCGTGCGTTCGATCTACGACCTGGATTATCTGAGCGGCAACGTCGCCGGCGGCGAAGGGTTTGACTGGTATTATGCAAACGTCGAGGATCGTGAAGAGCAGGTTCGCACGCCGATTTCCGACGGGGCGGCCGGGAAGCCTTGGGTTTTTCGCTACAAGGATTTGAAGTCGTGGTGGAGCGAGCCTCACTTCGACCGCTCGGATGGAATCGAGGCCGCGATACCAACCGGGTGGGTGCCGCAATCCAAACCGATCTGGTTCCTTGAAGTCGGGTGTCCCGCGGTCGACAAGGGCGCCAATCAGCCGAATGTCTTCGTCGATCCGAAGAGTGCCGAGACGGCTCTCCCTTACTTTTCACGTGGAATTCGCGACGACTTCATGCAGCGCCAATACATCAAGGCGCTGACCCGAGCCTTCGATCCTGCATCCTCGCTCTACGCAAGCGAAGCTAACCCCGTTTCAGCGGTTTATGGCGAACGGATGGTTCAACTCGATCATGCGCATGTCTATGCCTGGGATGCGCGTCCGTATCCGGCATTCCCCAACGATCTGCATGTGTGGGGTGACGGGGGAAACTGGTCGCTTGGCCATTGGCTCAACGGCCGTGTCTCCAATGTTCCACTCGGCGCCGTGGTTCGCCAGATGATGCAGGATTACGGGTTTGCCGAGTATACGTCGGCAGAGCTCACGGGTTCGGTACCCGGCTACATCATCGATCATGTGATGTCATTGCGCGATGCCCTGCAGCCGTTGGCTCTCGCCTATTTCATCGATGTGATCGAGAGTGGAGGGCGCATCCTATTCCGGCATCGCGCATCAGACGAACCGGTTGCCCGATTCCACCATGATGATGTGGTCGAAGTGGACGCCGAAAGGCCACTGGCGACATTCACGCGCGGCCAGGAAACCGAGTTGCCGGTTGCGGCAAAGCTTACCTATATCGGCGCGACCGATGACTACAGGCAGGCCGTTGCCGAGTCGCGGAGATTGGCGGGCGTGAGCGGGCGTGTTTCGCAGGCCGAGCTGCCTATTATTCTTGACGAAGAGCAGGCCATACGGATTGCGGATTCTTGGCTTCACGAGACGTGGGTGGCGCGCGAGCGCATCAACGTCGTATTGCCGCCAAGCCGAATTGCGATCGAGCCTAGCGATCTCTTTACGGTAATGACGGAGACCGGTGACCGCACATTCCGGGTCATAGAGGTCTCCGACAGCGGCGTGCGCCAGATCGAGGCGCGAGCGGTGGATGCGAGCATCTATGATGCGGGCGCGAGTGCGCGCAGGCCACGACGCGGTGGCGAAGATGTGATTGCCGGTCCGCCGCTGGTCTATTTCCTCGATCTGCCAATGCTGCGCGGCGATGAATCGTCTGAGGCCGGCTACGTCGTTGCGCGGCAAAAGCCATGGCCGGGGCCGATTGCAGTCTTTCGATCGCCAGAAGATGCCGGCTTCATCCTGCAATCACTCATCGAAATACCTGCCACACTGGGCCTGACTGAAACGGATCTCGCAGCAGGTCCGGAAGCGCGCGTGGACCGCAGCAACAGGTTGCGCGTTGCTATTGCCGGTGGACAGCTCTCCTCTGTAACCACACTCCAATTGCTGGCTGGCCAGAACGCGGCGGCAGTGCGCAATGCAGATGGGGCATGGGAAGTGCTGCAATTCTTACGAGTAGAGCTTGTGGCAAGCGGCGTTTACGAGTTGTCTGACCTGTTGCGCGGACAGGCCGGAACGGCGGATGCCATGAGGCCGGCGATACCCGCGGGATCGCCATTCGTGCTGCTGGATTCCTCATTGGTTGCCTTGCCTCAGACTTTGGCAGACATCGGGCTTGCCTATTCTTGGCGGTATGGTCCGGCGAGCCGAGATATCCACGACAGGGCTTATGCAGGCACGATGCACGCCTTTAGGGGTATTGGGCTCAGACCTTATGCGCCCGTACACGTGCGTGGTGTGCGCCACGTTCCCGCCCTCGGTGACCTGACGATCAAATGGGTTCGTCGCACGCGCGTCGGCGGCGACAGCTGGGATGTCGTCGAAGTGCCGCTTGGCGAGGCGAGTGAGGCTTATGAGGTCGAGATCGTCGGCGATGGTGGGGTCAAAAGGGCTTTGAGAAGCTCGACGCCGGAAGTTGTCTATTCGGCCGCCGATCAGGTGAATGACTTCGGCACAACGCAGCCTGCCTGCACCGTGCGCGTTTATCAGCTGAGCGCTGTCTATGGGCGCGGAGCGCCGCAGGACGCTATCATCTGACATTGCGGCCGCATCCGGCAATCAGGGAAAATTGGCAATGCAACAACCCGACTGGCTCGTCTGGGCCTGGCGTGAATTCGGCGTGCTCGAAGTGCCGGGCAATGGCAGCAATGCGCGCATCATCGAGATGTTCCAGACGGTCGGCCATTCGTCGATCGACGATGACGAAGTTGCCTGGTGCGCTGCTTTTCTTGGGGCATGTCTGGAGCGCTCGGGACGAGCCAGTACGCGCTCGCTGCGGGCTCGATCCTATCTCAGCTGGGGTGACCTGATCGAGATGCCCCGCTTCGGGGCCATTGCAGTTTTGAGTCGAGGCTCCAATCCGGCATTGGGGCATGTCGGCTTCGTCTTAGGCGAAACGGACGCTCAGGTTTTCTTGCTTGGTGGCAATCAGGCAAACAGCGTCAACGTTACAGCATTCGAAAAGTCGCGCGTGCTTTCCTACAGGTGGCCCCAAGAGAGTGGTCTGATTAGTGAACCGTCCGATAGCAATGCGGTCGTGATCGTAAAAGCGCCGGCTGTGCGGGATCTGTTTGCGACAGCCTTGCAGCATGTGCTCGAGATGGAAGGTGGGTTTAGCGACGATCCGTACGATCCCGGGGGCCCGACGCACAAGGGCATCACGCTTTCAGTCTATGCGCGGTGGGTCGGCGAGAGCGTCTCGCCAGAGAGTCGAAGTCGGCTCGTAGCACGATTGAAGAAAATTCCAGATGCGATGGTCCAGGAGATCTATAGGACGCGCTATTGGGAGCCGGCGGACTGCGCGCGTATGCCAGCGCCGCTCGCTTTGATGCATTTCGATGCTGCGGTGAACCACGGCGTCGTGGGTGCGATCCGCATTCTGCAAGAATCGATCGGGGCCGACATCGACGGTGAGATCGGCCTCCAGACGCGTGGACGAATTGCCGCCACGCCGCTTGTCGAGACGCTGACCAGATACGCAGAAATCCGGCGCGATCGGTATCGGGGCCTCAAACACTTCTGGCGTTTCGGGCGCGGTTGGCTGCGCCGGGTCGACGTTACTCTGGCACGGGCCGGCGAGCTGCTCGGTGTGCCAGCCGTGACGGGGCCCGGGCCTGACGTCGCCGATTCCGACAACAAAATGCATGAAGCCGTGAACACCAAAGGAGATAGCCATATGACGAACGAGAACAGCAACACGACGTCCACAGCGAAATGGTGGGGCGAATCCATGACGATCTGGGGTGTGATCGTGACAGCGGCAGCAACCGTTCTTCCGGTTGTCGGCCCGCTCATCGGGTTGGATATTACTGCGGAAATGGTAAAGCAGATAGGTCAGCAGTTGACAGAGGTCGTGCAGGCGCTCGGCGGTGTGATAGGTACATTGCTGGCGATCTATGGGCGCGTGCGCGCAACTCAACCAATTGCCCGCAAGTCGCTTGCAGTCAAATTGTGAACGCGATACGGCCAGGTGGCAGTCACTTTGTAGCAGCGATGGATCTGCGACGTATTCAGGGATGGTTCAGACGGTTGGCGTCATGCCTTTTGGAATTATTTCGATCTCATGATCGGGGCATGAGGGGAGAAGGGTTGGAATGACGTTAAATCGTCTTACCGCGGCATCGGGATTTGGCTGGATCGTGCTTTTCGTGTTTGGAACCTCGGTAGCTGCGACCGAGGCCGAGCACTGTTTCGGCGATTGGTCGAATGCCGCACGAATCGTAAAACGCGAACAACTCGTAACTGTCGCCGAACTGGCGAGTAAAGCCCGGAACAAAATCGATGGAGCCATCGTCAGGACTTCACTTTGTCACGAGGATGGGCGTTATATCTATAAGCTGGTGATCCGTGATCATCGCGGGCAACTCCGTCGCAAGAGCGTCGACGCACGCAGTCCGTTCTAA